GCCAATGGCCAGGCTGGAGAGGACCGGGTCAACGACGCGGAGATTTTGCAAACGGGACATGAGGAAAGATCCTTTTCAGGTGGGTTGAAACGCGCTTGAAACTCAGCGGTTGAGGGCGCTCAGGGCGTCGGCATAGCTCAGCGCCTCGCCCTTGGCCCGCGCCTCGCGCTGGCGGGCCAGCACCTTGTGGTGCAGGGCCAGGCGGGTCGCGTCCAGGTTGGCGCCTTCGCCGAACTGGACCTGGCCGTCAACGTCATCCAGGTCGGACACGTCACGGCCCTGGCGCATGGCCAGCTCGCCAAACTCAACCTTGGTGGGCAGTTGCGTCAACAGCGCCTGCAGCACCTGCACGCCGGTCTCGGCCGCATCGCCCTCGCCAAACGACAGCACGCTGCCATCGGGCAGGGCGTTGCCCAACTGCATGAGCAAGCTCACGAGCTGGTCGCGGCGTTCGGCTGGCACGCGGGTCTCGCTGACCAGGCGTTCGGCGAACGACACGGCGGCAGCTTCGCGGGCAGCGAGTGCAGCCGCGCTGTCAGCCGCCTGGCGGGCCTGCAGCGCAGTCTCCGCATCGGCAGCGCGCTTGTTGGCGGCATCGAGCTGCGCTTGCAGTTCGGTCGCTTGAGTACTCATGGCATCGTCCCCAGCCCCGGTTGATTGACCCTCGGCGAAGGCCGGGGACAGCCCCTCGCCCGAGGCATTGGCTTGCTCCACGGCCTGGTCGGCCACGAGCGTGTTGTTGGCGTAGTCCAGCTCGTAGGCGGGCAGCACGCGGTCGGCCGTCTCTTGGCCGAACTGGGTCAGCATCCAGTCGCGCATGCCGCGCAGCAGGCGCACCACCGTCGAGGTGGCGTAGCTGTCGCTGAATTCATGGATGCCGGCTTCGCCATCGGCGAACTGCACGGACTTGAGGCCCTTGATGGCCGGAGGCATCGCACCCAGAAAGCCCACATGGCGCGGGTACCAGGCACCCGGACGGGGGTTGCCCGCAGCGTTGGGGCCGTAAAGGCTCAGGCTCACCTTCTTGAAGCGGCCCTCGCGGCACAGCTCGGCAAACTGCTCTTCGACTTGCGCAGGCTCCGCGAAAAGCACGCCATCTTTGAAGACGAACTTGGCAGACCAGCCATAGGCCGGTGCGTCCATCGACGGGTGACCAACCACAAACGGCGCCTCGTGCGCTGCAGGGTCGTAGCCATCAGCAATGGCGCGCAGGTCAGCCTCGGTGAACTCGACACGGATGCCGTTGGCATCGGTGTGCACACCAGGCTTGAGAACCTGAATCAATGAGGGGGAGGGGGCGTTCGGCATGGCTTCCAGTGTCGGAAACCATGCCTGGCGGGTGCAGGCTGACAGGTGTCAGCAGGCCCGCATCTGATCGTCCTTGATCAACGCTTCCAGGAGTAGATGATCAGCTCCTTGGCCGCGACCGCCTTGTGCCCGCCACTGACGGTGTAGTCAATGGCCACGCTCTCCATGGCGAACGTGCCAAAGCACTTGCGCACGTCGGGGTGGTCGTTGAGCGTCAGGATCACCTTGCCCTTGAGCGAGCCCATCATGGTGGCCAGCAGCTCGTACTGGTCCCACTCAAAAGGCACGCCATAACCTGCGGTCTCCCAATAGGGCGGGTCACAAAAGAACAGCGTGTGGGGCCGGTCGTATTTGCGCATGCATTCGTCCCAAGCCAGGTGCTCGACATAGGTCTGGCTCATGCGCAGGTGCGCGGCGCTCAAGGCCTCCTCGATGCGCAGCAGATTGACGGGCGGGGCCGTCGTTGCTGTGCCCCAGGTTTGGCCGCTGACCTTGCCACCAAAGGCCTGGTGCTGCAGGTAATAAAACCGGGCGGCGCGCTGAATATCGGTCAGGGTTTCAGGGCGCGTTATTTGCGTCCATTTGAAAACCTCCCGGCTGCTCAACGCCCATTTGAACTGGCGCACAAATTCCTCAAGGTGGTTTTTCACCACGCGGTAGAGGTTGACCAGGTCGGAATTGATGTCGTTGAGCACTTCGACTTTGGCCGGGGTGTCGCGCAGAAAATACAGCGCAGCACCACCGGCAAAAGGCTCCACGTAGCAGCTGTGTTCTGGGAATTGGGAGAGGATGCGTTTCGCCAAACGGCGCTTGCCCCCAATCCAGGGGATGATCGGTCGTGTCATATTGAGTCCAGACAGGGTTACAGTTCCCTGGCCACCCGGGTGGTAGTCAGGGCCTTGGCTGGTCTCACAGACACGAGCTGTGGGCCTGGCGTTTCATCGGTGGTTGCCGCCACCTTTGATTCGCCCTGATCTTTACGATCAAATCAATCAGCTGTGTGGGCCTCCTTTGGTGATGGCGTCCTGCAGGAACGATTGAGCTTCTTCGACCAGATCGTGTCCATCTTGCTCAGTGAGCGACAGAAACGGCCGAGCCGGGATCTTGCTGCCGGGGTGTTTGACTTGCCGAACAACCACCCCACCAAATGCCAGCGCCCGCTTGTTGCGGGCCTTGATCACATGCGGCCGTGTCTGGCCGCCGAACTGTTGAATGGCGGCGTAAACCTTGTTGGTGCCCACCACAGCCTGGTCGTTGTCCGACTGGGCTTGCACACTGGCCGCGAGCTGGCCGGTACGCACCAGGATCTGGCCTGGCCATGTGCCTGACTTGCGGCGCGATGCCTTGGTGCCGGGGTGCAGGTCCTGCCACTTGGGGCGACCACCCTCCGCAAAGTTGTCCTCGACCGCGCGGTGCATGATCCCCGCCAGGCTGGCCATCAGCTCGCGGCGTTCGCCCAGCTGGTTGATGATCTGCCGCAGCGCCCGCACCACGGGCGTGTACGGGATATCAATGTCAATCAGCTCGCTCATGGCGAAGCCTTGGGCGACCAGCTCAGGCTGACCACGTGCAGCACGCCATCGCGCTCGGCCAGGCTCGCCTCCAGCATGCCGTCAGCCTCGACCAGGCGCAGGCCACCGCTGGCAGTCTGCTCGCCCACCTCGACCAGGTCGGGCAGCAGGCGCATGCGCTCCAGGCTCACCGAGCTGCCCATGCCAGCAGCCAGCTCGGCGCCGTCCAGGTACACACCCGGGTCACCCTTGGCGCCTTGGCGCACGCCCACCGGGAACATGCCAGCCAGCTCGCCGCGCGCGCGCACGAAGCGCTCAAACGCCGGGCCCTCAACAGCCTGGCGCACAAATGCAGCCGAGAGGCCTTGGGGGCGCTCGCCCAGGCGCGGCATCCACACCGAGCGGGCAGGGTTGCCAAACCCAGGGTCTGGCTGAAAGTAGCCCGGGGCGGGCAAGCTGGCATCGGTGTACCGGGTCACCCGGGCCTTGCTGCCATCACGCAGCGGCACCTCCACCTGGCTGAGCTTGCCCTCGGTGCTCTGCACGACCAGGCCGCGCTGCGCCGCCTCGCGCTCGGAGTAGTTGCGCATGCGGCACTTGCAGCCATAGCCGCAGGGTGCCCAGGTGCTCTTGAATAAGCCGTCGTCGTAGCGGAACACGCGGTTGTGCAGCGCCAGGTGCATGGGGCGGCGGTTGGGCCCGTACTGCAGCGAGATCCATTGCCAAATTGGTCGGCGTGATGCCTGCGCCACCATTTGCTGGTACCGGCCAGCGCTGTAGGCGCCTTGCATGTTCGTCTCATAGATCAGCTGCAGGCGCTGGGGCGTCAAGCCCTTGGCGATCTCACCCGTGGCCGTGTTGACCCGCCCCGCGGCCTGCAGCTGCTCGGCTGTGCCCTCGCGGCGCCACCAGCCCTTGGCCTGCAGCGTGGGGATCAGGTCCTTGCGCCACTGCTCCAGCGTCTTGCCGTTCTTGAGCGCATCGGCCAGGCTGGCCTGAATGTCGCTGACCACATCGAGCTTGGCCACATTGGCCACCGTGAATGCATGCGCATGCTGCCCGTCGAGCCACTCGGACCAATTGCCCGTCACGGCTGCGCCCTTGCCCTGCAGGTAGCGCACCGCGTCAACCGGCTCCAGGCCGATCGCGTGCTTGACGTCAGCGCCGTCCATCAGGCGCCCCCGGCTGCGCCCGTGGCCTCGGTGGCCACACCGTGGCGGCCCACCAGGTCAGCCACGAAAAACGCGCGCTTCAACAGGTCTTGCAGGGCGCTTGAATCCATCTTGGGGAAGGCCTCGGCCAGCGCCACGATCACCTGGTCAGGCGTGTCGCCCTGGGCGATCGCGTCCAGCGCGGGGCGGAGCATGGCCTCCATCGCGGCCTGGATGGCCTCGGCTGGCAGCTCGGCCATGGCGGCATCGAGCGCGGCCTGGTCGGGCGGCACATCGCCCTCGGCCAGCACGACCTGGTCGACGCGCTGTTGCCCCGATTGACCTGGCTTGGCGCCCACGGTGTTGACCGTGGTGCTGATGTCGCCCGGCTGCAGGTTGTAGGTGCGCTGCCAGTAGGCCGGGCTGAACGTCAGCCCCGCTTGCGACAAGGTGTAATCGCGCTTGGCCAGGCGGTCGTCTACCTCTTCTTGCTCCCAGAACTCATAGCAAGGGGCCGCCGCGCTGGGCCAGTTGACCTCGCACGTCCAGGCCACGAGCTGGCTGATGCCAGCAGCAACCATGTCGGCATCGGCGTCACGCAGCTCGTCTTCCACGCCAGACGCGGCCGTGGCGCTGGCCCGGTTCGACTCTTTTTCGGTGCTCTGGTTGTTGCCGAGCAGCGCAATGTTGATCTCGCGCGAGCAGTACATGAGCAGCGACTCATACATGTCTGCATTGGCTGTAGTGGTTGACTGCAGCAGCTCCACGCTGGCGTCATCAGGGATCACGGCCACGGCGTCACGCACCATGGCTTCAAGTTTGTCGGCCAGCGCATCAGCATCAGGCTGGCCAGCGCTGCGGGGCTGCTTGCCCACGGCCCAGGGCATGCCGTACTTTTCAGAAAATGTCACCCAGAACTTGAGGCCGCCGCGCCGAAACGCCACCGGCCAGAAGCAGCTGGCCAGGTCGGCCTCGCCATAAGGGTTGTTGTAGCTGTCGTTGTTGGCCACCACGATGAACTTGCGGTCGGGCAGCGCGATCGGCCTGCCGTGGTCCATCAGCACCAGCTTGTTGTCGCCATCGAAGCCGAACCATTCAGAGGGCTTGACGACCACGTCCACCGGCACGACCAGGCCGCCCACCTTGCCCCAGATGATCTCGGCCACCGCGTAGCCGAACAGGCCAGCGTCAACAAGCTGGCGCACCAGGCGCTTGATCGGCAGGTCAGCCAGGATGGCGGCCATGTTGGCCACGGTGCGCTTGGGGGCCTTGGTCTCGCGGTCCAGGCCGTGCTCCATCGACACCACCGCAGCGCGGCGGCGGCGCGCGCCTGACTTGACCATGGTGTCGACCATCAACTCGCGGTAGACCTGGACCTGGCGGCCCGAGCGCCGCAGAATCGGGTCGGGGTTGGGCAGCACGCCGAAGAAGCCAGACATGTCACCCGCACGCAAGCGGGTGGCAATGTGGGTGGTCAGGGATTCGGTGCTTGATTGTTCGGAAAATCGGACAAACTCGGTATCCGACACCCAAATTCCTCGGCTCATGGCAACTCCAAGCCGACAACGCCCACACCAAACCCCCAGCAAGCCGCTTTAAGGTACTTTAAGCCGCGCTCAAATGGGTTGGGTGCATGGGTGGGCGCCACAGCATCAAATAACGCAACCTGCGCCGTTTTGGCGCATTGGCGGTTGCGGGTGGGGTAGGGGGGCAAGCCGGGCATGGTCAGTACCCGGCCAGGCTGATGGATTCGCGGCGGCGCCGAGTGGCCACAACCACCGGGCCACCGTCGTGCCGACTGGCGTACCAAGCCAGCGCGCCGGCAATGGCCGAGTCGCCGTGGCGCTTCTTCTTGGCCGCGTCTTGCGTGCGCAAATCGGGGATGCGCGCCACGCCCTTGACGACTTTGACAGCGCGATGGTCGTTCAGCACGTCAGCGTCTTGGCAGATCTCGATCGAGCGGTCTTCAAACGCGGCTTTGTATGGCGCCATGTTGTCTCGATACCAGCCCTCGGTCAGCATGACCTGGCTGACGGCCGACTGGCCGAACTCCTGCGCGGCCTCTTCGGCCAACTGGGCGCCGAGGCCACGCGCATCCAGGGCGGCATGGCGGAAGCGAGGCATGTGGCGGATCAGGTGGAACAGGATCATGCGCTGGCAGTCAAACGGCATGGCCCGCAGCTCGATCAGGAAGGGCATCCGGCGCTTGAGGTTCTGCTGTTGGGCCAGCGGGTAGAACACCGAAAGGTCGCCCGTGCGCGCAAAGTCGCCGCCCATGGAAGTCTCTTGGTCGGCAGGAATCTGTTTGATCAGAGGCTGCAGCTCGTCGTCCAGCCACTCCTGGATCTCGCCCTGGCGCTGCCACTTGGGCAGGAATGTGAACTCGGGTGGCTTGGTGAGGCGCAACACCGGAATGTCCAGGCTCATGCACTGCTCGATCAGCACGCGGCTCAGCCATGCACCGCTGCCGTTCTTGGGCACGCAGTCCAACTCTTCTTCGGCGTCGTCGCCGTAGAACGCCCGAATGTCGTTGGCCCACTTGGCTTGGCCCTCGGCGCTCCAGGCCTGGCCAGTGCGCAGGCAGATGCGGCGAAACAGGCCCTGCGCCAGTGCGTCATCGAACGTGATCCGATGCACCGAGTACGGGAAGCGCCCGGCGCGGATGTCTTTGATCAGCTCATTGAACGGGTTTGTGTCGCCGTCATGCGTGGAGATCACGCGCAAGCTGCCACCCCAGATCAGCAGGGCCATGGCCGCTTTGAGGATCTCCGCCTGGCTCTGGTGGAATCCGGCTTCGTCCAGAACGACGCGGCCTTGCTTGCCGCGCAGGTTGCGTGGCTGCGATGACAGCGCGGTGATTCGGTTGCCGCTGGCGAACTTTATCGAGAAGGCAAAAACCGACTTCTTCTCCTCGCCTTCCAGGAACACGTCCTCCTCGATCTCGATGGCATCTGCCACAGACTGGAAGTGGGCGGCCCACTGAGCACAGTCGAGGATGAACTCGATGGCCATGTCCTTCGTGTAGCCGATGTACCAAACGTCCTGCCCGTTGGTCGACGCTGCATAAAGCGTGTCGTCGCAGGCCTCTGCCCAGCTCAAACCGATACGGCGGCTCTTCTCGCACACCTTGACCTTTGCTTGGTCAGCCAGCCAGTCCTGCTGATAGGGCAGCAGCACGGCGGGGGCACGCGCCTCCCACTTGTAGTCGCTGTCAGCGGCCAGCTGCCGCATGGCCGGCGTGATGATGCTCATGCGGCCGCCTTGGGCGCAGCGGCTTCGCCGATACCCAGGATCTTGCTTCGAATCAGGTCGATGGTCTCGTCAGACATGCCCGCCTTGCGCGTCGTCTTCATCACTTCGTCAGCGACCTTGGCCGCTTGCTCGGCCACCAGCTTGCGCACAACCGCCACACGCTCCACAAGCACTTTGTCGGCTGAGCTGATGTCCTTGATCGCTTTGCCCAGGAACATGATGTCCTGTGGCTCGGCCGTGTCCATGTCGGACATGGTCTTGTAGCTGATCACGCGCAGCATCTCGATCAGCAAGCGGCCCACATCGCCCTCGGGTTCCTTGCCCAGCTTGTCCACCCAGATCTTGGCCGTCTCTTGGGCCTGGCGGAACTGCTCCAGCTTCTCGCCCTGGCTCTTCACATAGCGACCCACGGCGCTGCGCGAAGCCTCGCCGCCCATCCCCTTGATCAGCGCGACGATCTCGTCAATCGAGGCTCGGCCGTCCTTCACTGCCGAGTTCACCTCGGCCTGAATGCGGGCGTCCAGTTTGTCGATGCTCGACTTGCGGTTGCTTGTGGCCATGCCCGCCCCTTCAGGGCATCGGGCGCTTGACGCCCGGCACCACCGCACGGCCAGCGGCCACGTCCACGCCGCGCGCCGCCAACGTGGCCACCGTCACATCGCCCGTGGTCTTGCACACCACCAGGCCCTGCTCGGCCAGCCAGGCCAGGTCAGTGCGCAGCTGGTCCAGGCTCACCTGGTGGCCATAAATGTCGGCCACCGCCTGCTGCAGCAAAAACGCGTTGCCCGCATAGCCGGCAGACTCGCTCAGCACCAGCAACAAGCTCAGGCGCCGGTCTTCGGTAATGGTTTGTTGGTAGCTCATGCTTGGCGTGTTCTCAGAAGGTGCTCATGGATCATTTGGGTTTGGTGCTCAACGCGCTTGAGCAGATCGCGCTGTCCCTCCAGCTGGGATTTGATCGAGTGCACATCGCCCCGCAGTGTTGCCAGTTCTTCATCGGTAGGCATGTGCGCAACGTGGTCCTCAAGCGCTTGCACTTTGAGCGAGATCGCTTGGTGCTCGGCCTTAACCCGCTCGTCCACGCTCTTGACGGCGGCCAGGGCATCGCTGCCAGGCTTGCGCAGCCACATGGCGATCAGGTTCATGCCAGAGACGATGACCAGGACGACGTCAAGCCAGAAGCGGGGGTCTGTGAAGTTCATGCCTACTCCTCAAGGGCTATCGACGGGAGAGGACGTCTGCCATCCATTCGCCCTTGCGCAAACCACTCTGCTGATAGCCACGGTAGATGGGGTGAGCATCAGGGCTACCCATGCCGCTTGGCAGGCCAGTTGTCTTATTCGAGAACATGCGATCGGCATTGCCGTCGTACAGCGGCGTAGTCGCATTGCCAAGGCCTGAGAACGTAGGTGCGCTCGACGTCAGGTTTGGCACGAAAAACAAATATGGATCCTTGGCGGCTGTTACGGCCGTAGCCAATGACTGCTCAGCGATATAGAGGGCACTGCCTGGACCGGACGCACTACCGCGCAGCTTTTCGTTGCCAAATACAACGATTGGCGCGTTCGCGTTTTTCAGCTTTGGCCGCAGCGCTTTGAAGTACTGAGTTGCGGCGGTGATCTGGTCGCTTACGGGACTGCCGGCATCGTTGAGGTTCCCGGCAACGCCCACAGCATCAGGGTAAAAGCTAGCGATTCCCTCAATACGGTCGATGTAGCGTGTAGACGACCCGCCATTGTTGACAAAGCCCGTGCCACCCAACGCGTTCGACATGAAATTGTCGCAGCCAAGCCTGGCAGCAATCGCATCAACGCCATGCATGCCCGGGGCGTAGGGGACACCGTTGCCACCACCCGTGAGAGAGTCGCCTTCAACGGCCAACTTCCAGCCGCAATCCGCCGCCGGGAAAATGTCGGCGCCCGCTTCCAGGATGATGCCGTTGAGCAGGTAATAGAGCTTGAAGTTATTGCCCAGCGACTTGATGCGCACCTTCTTGTAAGCCCCGGGGCCCCAATACGAAAGGTCAAGCGCGAACGACGCAGGATCGTACTGCGTGAGCTGCATGATCGACGCACCGTGCGTGAGTGGCGCATCGTTGATCTCGATCATCGCCATGATGCCGCCCGGCGACAGGTTCTGCCCAGCAGTAAACCCGATCAGATCGCCATTGGTCCAAAACGCAGCCGAGGCTGACTGCGAGTCGACCTGGTTGACCCCATCCCGCGAGGTTGTCACGCGCGGATAGTTGTAGTCAAAAAACTGGGTGCCAAACAACAGCGTGCCGCCAGTGTAAGAAAAAACCGGCTTCGTGGGGCTCGGGTAGTAATACGTTGGGCGCGCAAATTTAGCGGCGATCGTGGAAAGCGTGCCGAACGTGACAAGCGCCTGAAAAGTGGCGTAGTTGTCTTTGCCGTTCGTTGGGCCTAACCATTCCCAAAGGCACTGGTTATCGCCCACAAGATCATATTGCACCCCCACTGGGCCGCTACCAGTTGCGGCAGTAAGCCCATTTGCAAAGCCTGTCGTGCCGGTGCAAACATACTCGTTCACGCCGTCCGATGACAGGCATGCCATACCCTGCCGGAACGTGGCCCCGGTAGCCCATGGCTTGGGCTTAAACCAGGGAGGGGCGGTAAACGGATTCGAAGTGCGCGCCCGCGCAATTGACGCGGCAATAGCGGCTTTCACCACCGAAGACCCACCCATATCAACCAGGCTTTTGCCGGTGGCTGCATCAACAGGCAATTGAGTATTTGGTGCTTCACCCAACGCCCCACCCTTAAATCGTCCTGGACTCGGCATTTAATCTCCTCGTTAATTTCTGGTAAAGACTCAACCTGCGAGGCATTCAAGGGCGCCCGGCTGCAATGCGGTCAATAG